AGAACGTCATGGAGATACGTTGACTGCCAGTACAAAAAACATGGTAACTCCACCACCGGGTCTTAGTGTAGACGACCCTACAGTACAGGCAATTAACAAAGACTATTCCGCTTTGATGAAAAAAATGGGATTGAGTAAGTAATATGGCACAACAGTATGTAGGTGTTACATTACCAATTACAAACAGTAATCTTGGAATGTTTGCAAGATCTACTACAGTGTTTGAGCAAGTTAAGTCAAATTATAAAAATTTAATTTTGACAAAGAAAGGTGAACGATTAATGCAACCTGAGTTTGGAACTGATTTGCATCGGATATTGTTTGAAAACATAACAGAAGATACGTTAGATAATGCACGAGGAACAGTGGTTTCCGCTACAGAACGGTGGATGCCGTTTTTGGAAGTTATAAATTTCGAAGTAAACAATCCAGTTAATGGTAACGTACATAGAATAGATTTATCGGTTACATACAGATTTAGAAATAATCCTAATGTCACAGATTCAATAACTGTGTCGTTATAATTGGAGTTATAAATGGCAACAATTCAGCCGGTTAGAATACAACCTAGACCAAATGTTAAGAAAATTAACTATATTTCAAAAACATTTACAGATTTTAAACAAAATTTTATAGAATTTTCTAAAGCATATTATCCAAATACTTATGCAGATTTTAATGAAGCATCACCTGGTATGATGTTCATTGAAATGGCATCATATCTTGGTGATGTGTTGTCATTTTATATTGATAATTCTTTTAAAGAAAATCTTTTAGCGTACGCAGAAGAACAATCAAACATAATAACTATTGCTCAATTTTTAGGATATAAACCAAAATTAATTTCACCCGCGTCAGTCGATGCAGAAATATCAATCAATGTACCGGCGGTATTATCGGGTACCGAATATATACCAGACAGTAAATATCTTTTAAAAATAGCTGCGGGGTCAACCTTCAGTACCACTGACGAAAATTCTACAATTTTTAGATTGATAGAACCAGTAGATTTTACAGTTATAAACAGTAATGAGTATGTAGGAATCAACTTTGTATCAGGTAATCCCACTAGATTTACTGTTACAAAAACAGCTAAATTGGTTTCTGGAACAGAAAAAACTACAACACTTTCATTCGCATCAGCAGAAAAATTTACAACACGAACTATTCCAGATGATAATGTTATAAATATTATTAGTGTTGTTGATGAGGCAAACAATAAATGGTATGAAGTAGATTATTTAGCACAAGATGTAATTATGGATGATGTTCAACTCGCTGACAACGGAGAAGTAGGGTCGATGCCAGGAGCGGGATTACGATTACGTAAGGTACCCAGAAGATTTGTAACACGTATAAGTCGAGATTCAAAACTAGAACTTGTTTTTGGTTCTGGAGAAAGTAATGATTCTGATACTGATGTATTGATAGATTCACGACAAATAGCTACAAATCAGTATGGTAACACTATAACAAATGCTGTACCTAATGTAGCATTAAACAATTTTAATTTTTTGAATAGTACGGCATATGGAGTATCACCTGCAAATACTACTCTCACCGTTAAGTACGCGGTTGGGGGTGGAGTAGAATCTAACTGTAATGTTGGCGCGATACAAAACGTAAACAATTTAGTTGTACAAAATGATACCAGTGGATATTCGACCGCGGAATTAGCTGTGTTTAACGCGACAGTACAAACAGTTGAAATTATAAATTCCGTTCCAGCTACTGGCGGAGGCGCGGGGGAATCATTAGACGAAATTAAACAGAACGCGTTAGCGTTTTTTAATGCACAGAACAGAGTTGTTACAAAAGAAGACTATGTGATGCGTACTCATGCACTACCTCCAAAATATGGTATAGTCGCAAAAGCATATGCAATTAGAGACGAACAACTAAACAGAATATTGACATTACAAGACAGTACTTTTGTAGAAAATCCAGTAAATACAAGTGCTGTTAATTTGTACACATTAGGATTTAATAAATCTGGTAAGTTAACAACACTAAATACAGCAGTCAAAGAAAACTTAGCTAGATATTTAGAACAGTATAGATTATTAACCGACGATGTTAATATCTTAGATGCGTTTGTTATTAACATCGGTGTAAATTTTAACATTACAGTTTTTAAAAATTATAATATGAAAGATGTACTGGGGAGAGCTATAGACACAGTACGAACTTTTTTTGATACTAGTAAATGGGTCATAAATCAACCAATAATCGTGGCAGATTTAATTTATCAAATTGGATCGGTTGAAGGAGTACAGACCGTAACTAATGTAACAATAACTAACAAATATCAATTTCAAAATGGTCTAGACTATCATCCGTATAGATATAATATACCAGACGCTACAATAAATGGTGTCATATATCCAAGTTTGGACCCAAGTATATTTGAATTACGATACCCCGAGAACGATATTATAGGAAACGCATCACAATGAGAAATATATTAACTCCAAGTAAAGATACTACTCTCTATCAAGCGTTTCCAACTAATAACGCCGGAGTAGACGAAATATTAGAAATTGGAAAACTTGTTAACTCTGATTTAGTAGAGCCATCATATGCTACCGCGTCTGCACGTTCATTGTTATATTTTGATTTACCAACAACTGCAACTGTAAACGCTAATGCAGACTATTATCTAAATTTACGTTTAGCTAATGCAAATGATGTACAACGTAACCAAACAATTTTAATATATCCTGTTTCTCGTTCTTGGACGGAAGGTAGTGGATTCTTCTATCAAAATGTTCAAAATGTAAATGATGGTGCTACATGGAGACAGTGCCAACCAAATGTATCATGGAGTAATGCTGGCGGAGATTTTTTAACTAACGCAACGTCGGCTAGTATCACATTAAATGCATATCCACTACAGGATATACGTGTAAATGTTACAAACATAATACGTCCTATTGTTAGTCAATCTTTACAAAACACGTTTTATGGGCTACTTCTTAAATTTCCAGATGCAGATGAAACAAACCCAGACAACAAGGGTAACATAAAAGTATTTTCATCACAAACACATACAGTTCATTTACCGACACTAGAAGTAGCGTGGAACTCGCAAGTATTTACACCTGGAACGTTACAACCAATCCCGTCTACACTAAATGTAAAAGTGGCAACAAGTGACCTACAGGAAACATATGCAAAAGGTGATGTAGTACGTATCAGTTTAGTTACACGTGACCAATATCCGCTGAAATCATTTGATAGTACTTTACGATATAAAAACAAATATTACTTACCGTCCGCTTCATATTATTCAATAACCGATGTACAAGCTAATGTAGATATTGTACCATTTGATAGTTATTCAAGAATAGATTGTGATAGTAACGGGTCATATATTACATTAGATACTACACCATTATACGCAGGAAGATTTTACTCTATAAAATTAAAAATAACATCTGGGTCTTATACAAAAACAATAGACCCCAAAATACAGTTTAGTATATCATGATAACAAATACCTCAGTAACAATAAACACAGTACCAAATCCAGACACAACTGCGATACAGCAACGTTCTACCATAGACATTACTGTTAGTTCATTTGATGTATCGGCATCGGGTTACTCAGAAAAAGTAAAATTTTTAGGTGGTTTCAGTGATTCTACAGGTGGAGAAACTGTGTTGGTAAATGAACCTAACATCGTAACAGGTAGTACGTATTATACGCCGTTATACTCGGAAAAAATAAGTTACACGGTTTGGAAAGATACAATAAATAAGTCTTTTAGAGAATTAGAGAGTAGATAATGCCAAATACATATAACTACCAAACTGATACTACCACATTCGTTAGAGCCAATATATCAAAATATTTGGTTTCTCGCGTTATTAGTAATCCGTTGGATACATTATTAGAAGTACGAGTACCCTCAGAAATACCTGAGTATTTCATAATAGAAATGATGATATATTCTAAATATGATAATTCTTTAATTAGATCTTATGTAATTGAAAGCACCGATGAAAATGTTTTGAGTACCGTTACACTTAATTATACGCCAAGTACAACTGGTGCACAACCTACGCTACGTAAACTACTTTTTATAAACTTTGCCAAATTAGATTTCATCTTTGATGAAGGAAAATTTAACACGGTATTAAATTTCTTTGTCCCCGAGATAGGTACATATAATGAGGGCCAATTTTCTGTAACAAGAATTTCTCCTTCAAGAACCGAGTTAGAACTAAATTTACTTCCTAAGTGTACATCAGAAGAAACATTAACTGAGTTGAAAAATTTCGCAAGCCCACAGATTAATGATGAGTGGGTACTAGCTGCTATAGCACAAGTATTTAATCAACCTGTAGCATCTGTGTTAAATAGTCAAAAAATACCCACCGACAATTCTAATTTAACCTTTGAGTCTATTAAATCATCGCTGCCAGTAGAACAACGTACTGTATTAAATGACCCTAATACACCACAAAATTTTAAAACATTAGTAGAAAGTAGAACACAAACAATGCTTAATAGAGCATATAATTATGCGGTACAATCTGTTAACACCTTAAAAACTAATGGAACGGTACGGTTCACAAATACAACATTAAAAAGTATTGTTTCCGAAAGTATTCGTCGAGCTACAATAGATTACACACAGGTACCGGGAGTTAGGTTTATATGACAGTTACGCCGGAGGAACTCAGAGCAGCGTTTTTTGTTAGTAGAAGTGTAGGTAGTAGTGCATACCAATATTTTGCTGGCGTGACAAACGCACTACCTGTCTCAACATATTTAATTTCAAGTAGTGGTGCTCATTTTCAAATCGAGACATATCCTATTACATCGTCTGCTAAATTAGTCGTTAGACGCGCAGATACGGGTGAACGTGTAGGCTTAAATAATAAAATTACATTAGGTTCTGGTTCTAGATCGGTCCTTCTTGTTTCAATTGATCCAAACATCAGTACGCCAACCGATCCGATATTTAATACTTATTTAACTCGAACTAACAAAGAGTACACATTACAATTTAATATAGTAGCACTATCTCAATCAACTGCTGTAGACGTTGTTCAGGTAATTCCTAATGAATTAGTGTTACTACCAAATCAATCACAACAACTTACAGCGGTTCTTAAAAATTTTGCAGGGTCTACGGTTTCAAACGCACCAGTAATTTGGCAATCGTCAGATGTAAACATAGCTACGGTAACATCAACCGGGCTTGTAAGAGCGACACAAAATATAGGCTCAGCTACAATTACTGCAAGAAGTAACAATAAAATTGGAGCAGCTGCAGTTGCCGTAATTGCTGGTGCTCCAGTAGCATCAATAAGTATAACACCTGGTAGTCCGAAAATTGCGGCAGATACTACACGGCAACTTATAGTAACAGTAAAAGATTCATCTGGAAATATATTAAATGGTCGTGGAATTACGTGGAGTTCTTCTAATCCAGCCTTTGCAACAGTTGATTCTCAAGGAAATGTTAGAGCATTACAAACTAATTCAGCCGGTAATCAACCAGTAAATATTACCGCTACAAGTGAAGGATTGTCAGTAACTGCGACTATTACAGTAACTCCACGCGGTACAACGGGTACCGCGTTTAACGGAGGAGTTTGTATTAATAATAATGATTGTTTATCTGGTGTGTGTACAACAAATCTAACTGTGGCAGGCCTTCCAGCAATTTGTTATGATGATACGGTAGTTTCAGTAACTAATACAAGAACTACTGGTACGAGTGGAACTGCGGGTACGAGTGGAACTATGAGTACCAGTGGAACAGCAGGAACTGCTGGGACAGCAGGAACCACCAATACCACAGGTACCACTGGGACAGCAGGAACTACTGGAACTGCAGGCGTACAATCAATTACTATATCACCGACAGCGGCAACTATAAAAGTGAACGATACGCAACAGTTTATAGCAACTCCACGTGATATACAAGGACGTGCATTAAATAATCAAACAATAGTATGGGTATCAACTAATCCATTTGTCGCAGAAATTAATAATACAGGAATAGTTACTGGTAAAAATATAGGAAATGCAACAATTATAGCAAGTAG